ACCCCCCACCGCCACCGGACGGGAACACCCAACGCGGAGCGGCAGCACCCGCCTCCACGCAGCCATCGCCCCCCCACCCGACGCCCTCGCCGCGACCGCACCCCCCGCCCAGGCCTTCACCGTCCCCGCCGCCGTCATCACCGACGCCGGCCTCATGGACTGCGACCTCTACCCCGGCGGAGGCACCTGGCCCGGCGGAGGAGTCGGAGCCGACTGCAAGTTCCGCAACGACAAGATCGGCAACCAGGACTTCTCCGTGATCCGCTACGACGACCCCGCGGCCGCGGTCGCCTACTGGCAGGCCCAGCTCGACGCCGACCAGTGGTTCGCTCGCGACGGCCACGTCATCATCCTCCCGATGGGCTCCTGGCAGGTCGGCACCCCCTACGTCCAGAAGTGGGCCGACTACGCCGCAGCGAAGACCGGCGGCGTCGTCAAGCACGGCTGACCCGATGAGCCCGGCGCGCGCCACCACCACCCACGGCCCGGTGGCGCGCGCCGCTTCGACGGAGAACCCATGACCACCGTCCACACCTACCCCGTCGCCGACCTGATCGAGCACGAGACCTCCGGCGACGCCTGCCCCTGCGGACCCACCGTCGAGGCCGTGTTCCGCGAGGACGGCTCCAACGGCTGGCTCATCGTCCACCACTCGCTCGACGGCCGCGAGGCCCACGAATGACCGCGACCAGCTGGATCGACGAGCTAGCCCGGCACCTCACCGGCCAGCTCGACACCACCTACGCCACACCCGGCGAGCTGGCCCGCGCCCTCGACCCCGAGACCATCCAGACCCCAGCCCTCGACCTCATCGACGCCGCGATCGTCGAAGCCGCCGCCACCCCCGACTCCCGCACGATCATCGTGATGCCCCCCCAGGAGGGCAAGAGCCAACGCGTCACCCGCCGCGGCGTCGAGTGGCTCCTCAAGCACAACCCCGACACCAGGGTCGCGATCTGCAGCTACGAGCTCTCCGTGGCCCGCCGGTTCGGCCGCACCATCCGCGACGACGTCCGCGAGAACCCCGACGCCTTCGGCTTCACCCTCCGCCGCGACGTCTCAGCCCAAGCCGAGTGGCAGCTCCTCGGCTACCAGGGCGGCGTGGTCTCCGTCGGCGTCGGCGGCGCCCTCACCAGCCGGCCCGTCGACCTCCTCATCATCGACGACCCCATCAAGGACGCGAAGCAAGCCGACTCCGAGACCTACCGCGACTCCGTCTGGGAATGGTGGACCAAGACCGCGTCGACCCGCCTCTCCCCCGGCGCCCCGGTGGTCCTGATCCTCACCAGGTGGCACGACGACGACCTCGCCGGCCGACTCATCAAGGCCGAGGACGGCCACCGCTGGAAGGTCCTCCGCATCCCGGCGCAGGCCGACCACGACCCCAACGAAGGCGAGACCGACCCCCTCGGCCGGGAGCCCGGCGAGTACCTCGCATCCGCTCGAGGCCGCACCGACGACCAGTGGGAGGCCATCAAGGTCCAGGCCGGCTCCCGCGGCTGGCAAGCCCTCTACCAAGGCCGCCCGAGCTCGGCGACCGGCACGATCTTCAAGCGCGAAAACTGGCGCTACTACGACACCCCACAGTGGATCACCAGGCCCGACGGATCCCGGCTCGTCACCCAGGCCGACGACATCCTGGCCTCCTGGGACATGGCCTTCAAGGACCTCGAGTCCTCCGACTACGTGGTCGGCCAGGTCTGGATCCGCCGCGGCGCCGAGACGTTCCTCCTCGACCAGGTCCGCGGCCGCTGGGACTTCCCCGAGACCTGCCGGCAGCTCATCGCCTTCTCGGCGAAGTGGCCGCAGGCGCTCCTCAAGCTCGTCGAGGACAAGGCCAACGGCACCGCGGTCATCGCCGCGCTCCGCCGCACCGTCCCCGGCCTGGTCCCCGAGGAGCCCGACGGCTCGAAGGAGGCCCGCGCCGCCGCGGTCTCCCCGCTGCAGGAGGCCCGGCAGATGTGGCTCCCCAGCCCGCTCCTCGACCACGACCCCGACACCGGCGAAGCCCCCTACGCGTGGGTCGCCGACTTCGTCGAGGAGCACGCTGCGTTCCCCACCGGCACCCACGACGACCAGGTCGACGCCCAGACCCAGGCCAACAAGCGCCTCATCCTCGACCCCCTCCTCGGCGGCGACGAGCTCTGGCACCCCGAGGACGAAGACCCCGACCTGGTCGGCTTCGGCAGCTACCTCCCCGGCTGACATTCGCCCGAAAGAGTTTCAGGCGAAAGTCACACCCCCGCCGCTCACCGGACACACCCTGTCACCGTGGCGACACACCATGGATCGGCGAGGACGCTACGATCGGCGGCGAGGAAGCTTCACGAAAGACCCTGGGGCGCGCATAGGGTCGAGCGGCGGCTAGACCACACGCGCAGCACGTCCAACGAGAGGCAGCCAACCGTGGCCATGTTCGGCACCAGCTCCACCGAGGTCGCCACCGCGATCGCCGACCGCGACACCGCCCTCGAGCGGCTCCGCCAGGAGCAGGAGAACACCCTCATGCTCGAGGAGTCGCTCGCCGACCTCGAGCTGGCCCTCGAAGACCGCGGTTGGCGCGACCTGTCCTCCAGCGTCCGCGACGAGCTCTCCGACTCCGGCCGCCGCCGCATCTCCGAAATCTGCCGCGCCTCGGCCCTCTCCAACCCCCTGATCAAGCGCGGCCTCCAAGTGAGGATCGCCTACATCTGGGGCCAGGGAGTCGAGATCCGCGCGAAGGCCGTCGGCGACGCCGAGGGCGGCGAGCAGGACGTCAACGCCGTCGTGCAGCGGTTCGTCGACGACAACGAGAAGACCGTCTTTGGCTCCCAGGCCCGCGAGGAGCTCGAGCGGGCCCTCGGCACCGACGGCAACGTCATCCGCGCCGCCTTCACTTCGCCGCTCACCGGCCGCGTCCAGTGCAGGACGACGCCCTTCGAGGAGATCGTCGACATCATCACCAACCCCGAGGACCGCGACGACGTCTGGTTCTACGTCCGCGAGCTCACCGAGGACATCATCGAGGCCGGCTACAACCCCGGCGGGACGCGGATCCGGAAGCAGCGGCGGAAGGTCTACCACCCCGACCTCGGCTACAGGCCCACCGTCCGGCCCCGCACCATCAACGGCGCCGAGGTCCGCTGGGATGCCCCGATGCAGCAGATCGCAGTGAACCGGCTCGATGGCTGGAAGTACGGCGTCCCCGACGTCTACGCCTCCGTCGCCTGGGCCCGCATGTACCGCGAGTTTCTCCGCGATTGGGCGCTCGTGGTCCGCGCCCTCTCGAAGTACGCGATGCGCGTCACCGGCGGCAACAAGACCCGCACCCAGCGAGCAGCGGCCGCGATCCGTGCCAACGCCGCCACCCCCGCG